GCTGCAATTTCCTTGGCGAAATCATACTCTCCTGGAGCACAATCTCCTCCTGGGGCAAAGTAAAAATCAAAGTAAGCCACACGTTGTGGTGGTGCTGTCTTGTTTTTTAAACTGCGAACCTTGATGACCTGACCAATACGGGTCTTGTTACCACTAGGACCAATTTCAATCCACTCGTCTCTACGTACTTCACAACGAGTAAAGAAAGCATAGTTCTTACCTTCTCCACCAGGAGTAGTACGAGGGTCTCCGTGCATTACACCAATCTTCATACGGTATTGATTAATCACAATGCCGAGTACAGCACGTTCATCTTCTACCAAACTTCTTTTGATGGCTGAACCAACAACTCTAAAGAACTTATTGGTGAGCAATGCTCCACGACCTACAGTCATTTCGTCCATGTTCTTTTCCATTTCAGGAGCAGGGGACAATGCTGGCAATGAGTCAATAACAATGGCATCTACAGATTTAGATTCCGCAAATGCAATAACAGCGTCGTAGGCTTCTTCCATAATGTTTGTTTCAATAACAATAACGCGAGACGTGTCTACTCCACACATTATTGCGTATTCAGGAACCCACTGTTCGGCAGCCACCCAAACGGTTGTGTGTTCAGGATTTAGTTTTTGATTAGCAGCAATTGTTTTAAGTGCTACTGCTGTCTTTCCGTGTGATGCTTCACCGATTAATTCGTTCCACTGGTTTCCTGGAAATCCTCCTCCAAGGACGTAATCCAATGTAGTAGAACCACTGGTAATGCGAGGAATAAGGTCAGACCTAATATCAGACCCGACCACAACGACGTTTTCGCCAAATCTCTTATTAAGTTGTGCTGCAATCTTTTTTGCTTCATCATTTATCATCCGTTAATTCTTCCTACGATGCCTTGTGGATTCCAATTACTAGCGGTGTCATTTCCTAATGCACCTTTTACGTTACCCTCAACCTTAGCACCAGTTAAGGCTCCATAACGAGAACCCGATTGATTAACTGGATAACCACAGTCGTAACAACGGGGTGCTGCATTTTGTACTGACATGTAGTTATTAGAGTTACAGTCAGGACAACTTTGTGTTTGTTGAGCACTTCCTATTCTCAAATTAGTTGTTTGAGGTTGCGGTGCTTCATACCGTGTCATGGGTTGTTGAGACGGGGGCATTGGCGGAGTAATGTCTTGGCGTGGTTGATTACCAGGTTGTTGTAGTTTTTTAGCCCACCAGTCTGCATTAGTCATTATCTTGGTCTCCTTGGTCCTACCGTTAATAAATTTAAGTCTACCATCTGTGAAACGGACCCTAAAACAGATGCCATAGCAATCTGTTGAGTTGTTTTAACTATGTGTTCCCAAACTTCTTCTGGCATTTCTTCTGCAATTTTTCCCAATTTAGTTCTTTGCAATACAGCCACAGATTTAGCAATTTGGTACGTATGAGCAAAAACTAACGGGTATAAGTGAGCAACTCTAGAATAACGTCTGTTGCTTTCTTCTTGTTCTCTTTGTGCAACTTCATCACTAACCATGGTTGTTCCAGCAATGACGCTTAAAGAAAAAGCATCTTCTAATTGAGAGTCTAACAACAACCCTCTCATACGAAACATAACTTCAGTTGTTAATGCTTCAAGGTCTAATTCAACTTTTCTTTTTCTAAAGAACATCATTCTTTTGCTTCACCCCACTTTTGAACTGTTTTTATATCTGCAATCAATGGAACAATCATATCTGGCAGTTTGACCCCTTCCATGGATTGACGGATTGCTTCAACCGTGTCTTCTGCTAAATGGTCTGGAGTTAGGGTTACTAATTCATCGTGAACCGTCAAAAGAACGTTTACCTCTGGTTCAGTCACAAAACAAGAGTGTGCTCTAACCATAGCCAATTTAATTAAATCAGCAGCAGACCCTTGAATAACAGTATTAAATGCCTGTCGTTCTGCACGTGATTTTTGACCTAAATCTTTATTTAATAACTCTGGGATATACCGTCTACGTCCTAAAACAGTAGATACAAACGGCAATGGCCTTTGTTGTCGTGCAGTTCTAACTATGAAATCACGGTAATTATTAACGGCTCTAAATCTATCGTTAAACAAATCCATCAATTGATGGCTTTCTTTTACTGTGCAACCAATTTGGTCGGCAATTTTTTCAGGCCCTACTCCATAAGACATAGCAAGAACTAAAACCTTACCTGCTCTTCTATCTACTCCCATACGAGAACCAATGGTTGTGTAAATGTCTCCACCTTGTAAATAATTTTCTACAAAGGCTGGGTCTTTTGAAAATGAAGCGATGATGCGTGGCTCAATCTGTGAGTAGTCAGCAACTACTAACTTGTACCCAGGAGGTGCAATAAACAAATTACGAATTAGTTTTCCGTATTCTCCTTGAGAAGGAATATTCTGCAAATTAGGCTCACTACTTGAAAATCTACCTGTCTCTGCTCCATGAGATTTAAAATTTGTGTGTACTTTACCGTTTACCAAAAGACTCTGACGTTCTGTTGTTTTAGATTTTCCACCAGATGTACGAGTTACATCTCCACCTGTATATGGAGTTACATAGGTAGTCATAATTTTATTTAAATCTTGATACTTCATAATTGCTGCAACCAATGGGTCTTTCTCACGATAATACTCAAGGGCTTCAGCACTTACAGAATAATGTTTAGGACCTACTTCTTCTCCACCTTTTACGGCTTCTAATCCTTTTGGCGTTAACGCAATTTTAATTGTTTTATTAGGTCTAATTCCTCGTCCACCTTCAGACTTAGAAGTAAACAACAACTGCTGTTTTTCTTGAATTGAATTCATGTGAAACTCACGTCCAGCAAGTTTGTATGCTTCGCCAGTAACTTTAACAAGGTCTTTTTCTAGTTGAGTATGAAGATTTTTTAACTCTGTTTCATCAATATTAGCACCCGCTAATTCCATATCAGCAAGGACTAACATCAAGTCCATCTCTAAACCCCAAACAGTTGTTAAGTTATAGTCTTTGATTTTGGGTTCGTAAACTTTGTATAAATTCCAAGTTGATTCAGCATCAATGGCTGCATATTTGGCAACCTCACTAAAAGCATGACGTTCAACTGCTTTACCTACCCCTTTAACAACAACTAAACCCAACTCTCTTTCTGCACAAGCAGCAAGTCCTAAATTGTTCTTTGTTCTGTTATCTATGATGAAAGAAGCCATCATGGTGTCAAAGTACGGTTTTGGGCAAACTACTCCTCGGTAATACTTAGCGATTGCTTTAAGGTCAAACTTAATGTTGTGTCCAACTTTGATTTTGTCACTAAACAATAAAGGCTTGAGTGCTTTAAACACATCCCCTGGGAGTAATTGTTCTGGTGCTTTATCAAATACTGGTGTCCAGTTATCTTCACGCTTTGAATAGTCTTGTTCACGAACTTCTTTTCCCTCGTCTAATCGTTTTTGTCCTGAACCCAATAAAGGCTTATCCCAACGAATGAACTCTCCATTTGGATGACCCATTGGTATTACATCTGTGCGTCCTTCAGTTGCAAATGCAATCCAAGTAACTTCGTTAAGTAATGGATGTAGCCGAGAAAAATCATCGGGACCTACAGTTTCAACGTCAAAAGCAAAAGCAGGTTGTTCTAAGTAATAGTCAACCATCTCTAATAAATCTAAAGGTGTTGTAATTATATTCATTGTGCTCCTAGTTAGTTAAGTGTGGTGGGTGTTGCATCCGCTAAGAACAACACCCACCACTTGGGACGAGTCGTTGATTAGACGACTGAACGAGCAATCTCAAGTAATTCGGACCGAGGTGTGTCCCAAATTACGTCGGGGCTAAATGGTTCAGCCTGTGCTACAAGTTCCTCAACCTGAGCGGGGTCAAGGTCCCAATCTTCAACAAGGTCTGTAGAACGAACACGCTCTAACGAGTATGTTGTCTGTGGACCAGTACCCTGACGTGAGATTGAATAATAAAACTTATTCAATGGGCCACGCTTTGGGTCTTCGTGTGCTGCTTTGATTTGACGGAATAAAGTTGGAGGAGCAGTAAGAATCATTGTCTTCTTCTCTTCTGATGAAAGAACAAGAACAGTAAAAGCAAACTTGCCACGTGGTTTATCCCCTAATAGGTCACACAATGGGCATCCTTCAACACCCATATCAGCGATACAAACGAATGAACGCTTGCCTGATGAACGGTCAATCCAATGTTGTTCGTAAGAACGGAAAGGACCGTCACCAATGAATTTAATTAATTGTGAATCTTCAGTGAATTTAAAGTCATTAGGATATTCACCAGACTCTTTTGTTGTTGCTTTGAGTGTTTTAGTTGCTGCTTCCCAACCAGACTGAACCGTAGTTCCGACCTTAGGTGCTGCATCTTCGTTGTCTTCATCTAAATACGATGAAGCATTTACTGCTGGTTGCGTGATAGGCATTTTTCTTCTTTCGGTAATGAGGCTTTCGCACTCGGTTAGTTGTGAGGTCTATTGACTCTCGTTGGCAACAGCGTCTTTCCATTTTGATGTAATCGCAAAGGTAAGTTCCGTCTGTTGCGACCATTCTACACGAGCAGTACCCAAAAGACCACGCTTTGAGAACTCTTCTACAGCAATTTCTATCAATTGCCGAGTGTAGACACGGTTTCCTCCTACTTTCTTACCGTTTAAGGATTTAGAACGTAGTCGATATGGTGCCCCAGGAATGTAACCCTTCTTCTCCCATGAGCGAATACTGATAATGCTTTTCTCTAATGCTTGAGCCAAAGCACTTACAGTAAACACTTCTGTTTCTTTTCCATTTAGATGTTTAATTATTGGGTTGGAATCCCAAGCCGTATCTTCAGTAGATTTGCGTTTACGTTTTGCTGCAGGATTAATTTCACGACGCTTTTGTTTTGACCCAGGCTTGTACTCTAAATCAGCAAAGGCTTTATCAATTTCGTCTTGTCCACGTAAACCAGCCATTATTACTTCTTACTTAACATTAATGCCCAAACAATTTTTGCTGGGAACATCTCATCAACTTCTTCTTCAGTAAGCAATCCTTCGTACAAAGCAGCCATTAGTTCATCTTCATCGACTATACGAACTGTTTTGTAAAGACGGTCAGTAAGACCTTTCTTTTCAATAAGGTCTTCTGCAATCATGTCGTCAATCTTACGAGTAACACGTTTTTGTTTTTGTAGGCTTACATAATCTCCAACAGGTTCAGGCAACTCTAACCACCAGTTACCTTTGTCATCAGTAAATCCATCAGCCTCAATTTTTTCAAACAGAGATGCTTTTAATTCTTTTTGACGTGCTTCATACATGTCTAAGTTTTTCTTTATTGAGGCATATTCTTTAGTCTGCCCTAGTAAATCATCAGAGTTAAACTCTCGTGGTCCATCAATTCGCTCAACCATTATTGCTCCTATATTTGATTATTTAGTAAGAAGTTTAAGAGACTGCCAACTGTTAAGTCAACACCTCCACGTGTGTTTATACCTTGTCCATCTATTACAGCATCTGCAATTGTGTTCTTCTGTTGCAGCATTTCATATTGTCTTTCTTCAATTGAGTTTAGTGCTAAGAAGTCTTGAATAATAACGCTTTTCCACGTGCTAGAAGTTCGTCGTATACGAGAGTTCCTTTGAACCGCTGCCCCAGAAGACCAAGGCAAATCATAGTTTACGAGAAGGTTGGCTTGAGGTAAATCAACGCCATAACCTCCAGCATCACTTGATATAAGTACCCTAACTTCTTTAGAAGTTTGGAATTCTACTTTAGAAGTTTCTTTTTCTTTAGCATTCAACTCTCCTGAATATAAACGAGATTCAATCTTCTTTAACTTAAGTCGTTGCTGTATTAATGGAAGCATCCCCAAGTAACTGGCAAAAATTACAACCTTAGAGTTTTCGTCTGTCTCTAAGTGTTCAGCAACATAGTTAATCATTGCGTCTAACTTAGGTCCTCCGTCAGTGATGTCGGTTAAATACCCATCATCAGCCAATCCAGCCACGTAAGAACTTCCGCCTTTAATCCCGTTACCTTCAACAAATTTCTCTGCACTGAGAGTTAACAATGCTGGACTGTCACACAGCATCCTTAAAGAAGTTATCTTAGACATTATGGAACCACGCAAAGCATCTGCAGGGCTACCCACCGCATACCCTTGACCGTAGTGAGCCTCAATAGAAAACCCCACACCAAAAAGTTCTTGGGCTTCTTGCAGTTCATTGGTTAAATCCAAAGCAATTTTTTCATACAAGTCACGTGTTTTTTTATCTAGTTTTACTCTTATTGGTGCTAAATGAATAGTGGCGGGCAAGTACGGAGCAACGTCTTCATCAGACTGTGCTTTACGTACTGATGCGACTTTAATCTTCTCATGTAATAACGGAAGATTTCGGTATCTCTGTACCCCGCCAAAGTTGTTTCTTACAATAAAGGTTTTATCAAATAAATCAAAACGACCTAGAAGACCTGGCTCAACAAACTGCATAATGCTGTACAACTCTTCAGGTTTACCATTTTCAATAGGAGTTCCTGTTAAAGCAAATCGAATAGGAATACCAGAAGCAAGTTCTTTTACTTTTTTAGTTCTTTTAGACCTAAAACTTTTGATAGCAGTGGCTTCATCGCAAACTACAACTCCAAAGTCTATGTGTTTTAACACATCCCAATCATTAACGATTGACTCATAATTTGTAATTACGTAGTTGTAATTACAAGAGTCAACGTATTGAGTTGTACGAGTACTTTTGTTTCCATCAATAACTATAGAAGTTGAGTCTGAAAACTTTGCTATCTCACTAGCCCATTGATATTTAAGACTGGCTAATGCAACTACTAGTACTGGCTTTTTTAGCCCTTCGTCACGCATTTTTTCAATAGCAGCAATAGTCATGCAAGTTTTACCAAGACCCATTTCATAGGCAACAAGAACCTTGCCTCGTTCCACCATTTTGTCAACGGCTTCAGGCTGATAAGGCTTTAGTGTTCCTTTAAACATATTTATCCTAAATAAGCCTTTTCTCCATAGATACTGTCTTTAGCAGTTTCAATCCCGTGTTGAACTTGCTCATCAGTCATGTCTCCAACATCTTTTATACCTGTAGAAGCGTAATTAAAAAACTTTAAGGTCATCCCGTATTTACGAGCACTTACTATCATGGCTGCACAAGCATTTCTACCTGCCTCATCTATGTTTGGGTTATCAAAGGCTGCAATAACAATATCGCTATATCTTAGTAACTTAACTTGAGCATCACTTACTATTGCTCCAAAAGTTGAAACTGCTCCAATAATTCCTGCTGACGAAATTCTTACAGCGTCTAAAGGAGATTCAACAACAATAACCATATCTGGGTTTTGTTCGTGACCACCAAACAATGTTTTTGATTTCTTAACACCTGCAGGACTGTTCTTAAAGACACGTGTTCCTTCTTGTTTTTCCTGCCAACCCATCAAAGAGTAGTCGTGTGGGTCACGAATTGGAAGAATCCAAGTGTTGTCGGGTCCCCATAAAACCTCATACCTACGAGCAGCCTCTTCTGTTAGTTGTCTCTTCTCTAATGCCCATTGTGGTGGGTCAGTAAATAAAGCAAGTTTTGCCTCAGACATAGGGATTGGTTGTTCTACAGTTACGTAGTTGGGCACTCGTTTTAACCTCTCTGCTAGTTCTTCTACTGATATTTCTTCAATGTTGGCTAACCATTGCTTTGC